GTAAGTGATTTATTAAAATTACAGATTAATAAAATTTTTAAAGATGCTGATGCACCAAGTATTAAGCTTCCTAAAAAAGAAGGTGAAGTCATCGACGTATCATTTAAACCTGGTAAAGATAAATATGGTAAAGTAGTTGAAAAATCACCGAGTCAGGAATCAGGCATCATGGACAGAGTCTTAGGAGCTGCTGAGAAACTAAGAAAACTACAAGCTGAAAGAGATGCTATGTATAAACCGAAACAAGGTTTAAATCTTACAGAAGGACTTACAAGAACTATCGCTAGAAGAATTTTAGATAGAAAAAAAATTCAAATAGGTAACAGAGATCCCATAGATGTCTTTACAGATATTTTTGGTGAGTCAATAAATGATGTTAACAATCTTGCTGAAGAAATGATTGAAATAGATCAAAGAGGTGGTGGCATGAAAAATATAGACGACATGATAGAGATAGAAGGTTTGTATGATATTAAAATACCTGAGAATCCACAAAAAGGAATGACTGATGAAGAGCTTGCAAAATTTATAGAAGACAACGATCCAGATAGAAACAACAATGCAATGGGTGGTATCAACAGAACTAACTTTAGAAAAGGTGGAATTAAACTAGTAGGTTTTCTTGCAAGAAAAGGTAAAGATTTAAAAGATGAAATTACAAGAGCAATTAATAATTTTATGCAACGATCTGGTGATAACAAATTAGATGCTGATCTAATATTAGATGACATGCTAGAAGAATTAGGAACTGATAGAGATAAAATAGATCAAAAAGATGTTATTGATGCGTACGGTCAAATTTATGATAACCTAACTGCAGACACTGCAACCGCAGAATTTCTAAGACCTAGTAAAAAAATAGATTTACCTGAAGGCGTGGACCCAAGAGATACTATCTTGCCAACAGGTGACGTTGTATCTAAACAACTTAAAGTAATGAGAATTGCAGAAGACATTGAACCTGGTCTTTTTGAAAAATTAAATGATACACAATTAGACATCATAGTAAAATACGGTGACATGATTGATGATAAGCTATTAAAAAACATTGTATTAGATCCTGATCCAAATAATCAAGCAGCTGCTATTGCTACAATTGAAGAAGCAAAAATTATGTTGGGTAAAGGGATGAGTGTAGATGAAGTATTGCAAGCACAAGGCGAAGCTTTAAAAAGAAAAAAGAATGCTGAAGGCGGTTTAAATTACTTGATGGGTTTTTAAATGAAGATCAAGCAATTCAATGAAATGAAGGCTTATCTATTAAAGCCTAAAAGATTATTTACATCCAAACAAAATAGAATAGGTGGTGGCACAATCGAAGGAGATGACCTTGGCACAAGAACAGGGTTTGCATCAATAAAACAAGTAAAGAACATAGCAAAGACTGATTTAAAAGATGCTGAGTTAGGAGATTTTTATTTTCAAATTCGTAATCCTGATTACAAAGGAAAAGGAAGCGGAACATCACCAAGAATAAATGTAGGACCTTTTAAAACAGAAGGAGAAGCTCAAGAAGCTTATGATGCAAGACAGGTAGAAGCAGCAAAATTAAAAGGAACAGGAAGAGTTAAAAAAATTGCAGAACAAACACAAGCAATCAACAGATTCATAACAAATTTTTATAATGAAAATATAGATAAATATGGAATCAGAGATTACAATAAGTTTGAAAAAGATTTACTAGACGCGTACAAAAAAGCAGGCATACCAGATGTTGGAGGAAACAGAGGTTTATATTTACGAGATATGCCTCACGTAGGGACAAGAGAATATTCTAATTTTCCACTTACACTGTTTGGAACAGAAGCAACAAATCCATCTGGAAAAAATGCGGATGTAGATTTTAAAAATTTTTTTAAAAAAAGTTTTTTTGCTGGTAAATTACAAAATGATCCTAAGCTTGTACAAAATATAAAAAGATATTTAGATTACTATAATGTAGATAAAAAATTTTATTTAGATAATCCAAATCAAATTGATAGAGAGGCTTTAAAAAAACAATATGCTGATGTTTTAGATCCAAACGTTTCATCTGATATATTATATTTATTAGAATCAGATGAAGTAGGAACAGGTAAACTTAGAGCAGGTATTATAAAACAATTTTTACCTGAAGAGCATGCAGCATATATTAGAAAGAAAGATTCATCCGGTCTTCAATATAAAGAACTTATGAATCGAGTAGAGAATGATTTAACTACAGAACAATTAAAAAAAGCTTTAGGTGGTGAGACTTCAATTAAAAAATTTATGGATAAACAAACTGCTTTATTGAATGAGATATTTGATACATCACAATTAAAAAAAGCAGGGTACTCAGAATTAATATTTAACGCGGATCATATTGAAGGAATGGCTGAGATTGCAAGAATGACTAATCCAGAGGATAAGGTAAGAGCTTTAACAAATTTAATAGGAACAACTTCACAAAGAAATTATGAACTTGGTATGAAAGGTTTTTCTATGAAACGGAAAAACATAATGACAGATATCATAAATAAAATTGAAACAGGAGCTGATTTTAAAAACGATTTAGCTGAATTAAATAAGATAACTAAAACTGCTTACCCTGAGTTTAAAGGAGATCTATATAAATATAATCCAGCTACAAAAAGTATAATACCTACAGAAAATTTTAGAATGGATTTTACACCAGAGAATGCTTTTAGACAGTATTTTAACGATCTAATAAAATCAGATGTTGGATTAAAAGAATTACAAACACAATATAAAAATCCGAAAGATCCACGTTTGAGAGATATTATTTTAGAAGATCCTGTTCTACGACAAAATGTAGTTATAAAAGATTTAGAAAATATACCAGGAGTAACCACTGCTAGTAAAATAGATAGACCTGAAGCTGCGATTGAAGCAGATATGTTCAAAGCTTTCAATGAAAGAATAGCTAATGTTAAAAACATACCTGTTAAAGAAGTAGAACAAGACGTTAGTAATGTTTCAAAAGTTATAAAAGAAATGTCGAATAAAATGTCAACAGGTGCCGATCCAACAGACATAGCAAAATATGTTCAAGCGGAAGCAAAAGATCTTGTTGAGTTTGGTAAAAAATATGGAGGTGATGCTTTAGGTAAAATAGGTAAAACACTAGTAGGTTTAGACTTACCTATTTTTCAAGTTGCCTTTGCATCTATGCAAGACTGGGAAGAAGATAGTCCATTGTGGGTAACACTACCTGCAGCGTTTACAGATGAAGTTGCAAGAGCATTTAATCTTTACGAAAAAACTGGAGGCAAAGCAAAAGAGTTTTCAAAATTTTTAGCAAGTTCTTTTGTACCAAGAGTTGCAAGATCACCATTGTTTAAAGCTGTCAGTAAAGTTGGTAAAACCGCATCTCTTGCAGCACCTGTATTAGAAATAGGACAAGGAGCTTACAAAGATTACAAACAAAGACAAATGCTTCCTGAAATTGCAAGACAGTTTAATATACCAATTGAAGAAGCAAAAGAAGGATACAAAAGTTATATTAGAGACACCGTGCCTTTAGATGCATTTGATGAATTAAATGTTCCAGAGAGTCCAGGTCTAGAAGGTTTGAAAAGAGGTTTTCAAGATTTTATGTCAATCTTTGGATTGGCTGAAAATCCTTACAAAGATCCAAATGCAATAAAACCAGAAACACCTGAGTCTTTTAAAAAAGTTATAGAAACTGATGATAGACAATTTTTATTTGCAGGTGGTGTTGCTGGATTATTTAAAAGAGCAGCACAAGTTTCTGAAGCATTACGTAGAGTTAAAAACTCAACTTTTGAAATGTGGAATAATGTAAGAATGTTTGGAGAGCAAAAAGGTGTTGCTAAAAATTTAGAAAGCTTCACAAACATACCAGAAAAGAATCGTAAGATTGCTTCAATAGAAGACTTAAAAGCATTGAAAGAAAGCGTACCAGAAAAATATCATCAAGATTTGAACATCATGATGAGGTCTATTGAACAAAATAATTTTGAAACTGCTTGGAAAGAATATAAAAAATTTGAACTAGATTTAGATCCAACATTAAAGTTTGAAAATATTCCTCAAGAATATTTCCCGATGCTTGATCCACTAAACGATGCATTTGTAATTGAAGGACCTAGAAATAGTTTTAAAAGAGGTAGATACCAAATAAAAACTTCAATGGAATTAGATAAGACGACTGGACAACCCACTGGTAAATATCAAACAGAGAAATACGATACCTTTGACCCTGAGACCAGAACCTTTAGAGATGAACCCGTATTAGTCGGTGCAAGCACAGAAAAAGGTAAGAAGGGATTAAATTAGTGACAAAAAGATTAACGACGACGATTCCACCGGAGTCTGGGCCCGTGCCACAGGGCTTGAATATTAACTATAATACTGTTAAAACAGTCAAACAATCTGGAGAAAAAATAAATGGCAGACATAGACAAATCGCTTCCAAACGAACCGCGAAAAGAAATCGAAATACCTAGTGAAGAAGAAGTTCAAGAGCAGGTACTAGAAGCAGTAGAAGAAGCAAAAGGGTCACCGGATCCTGTAGAGATACAAGAAAATGAAGATGGCTCAGTAGATATTAATTTAGATCCTGCGGCAGCAACGCCAGAAGGTGGCGATGAGCATTATGCAAACTTAGCAGACTTTTTACCTGATGAAGTTTTAGGTAGAATGGCATCTGACCTTTCTTCTAAATATCAAGACTATGTTTCAAGTAGAAAAGATTGGGAACAAACTTACACAAAAGGTTTAGACCTTTTAGGTTTTAAATACGATCAAAGAACAGAACCTTTCTCAGGTGCATCTGGTGCAACTCACCCTGTTCTTGCAGAAGCAGTTACACAGTTTCAAGCTTTAGCATATAAAGAATTATTACCAGCCGATGGTCCTGTTAGAACACAAATACTCGGCATGCAAACTCCAGACAAAGTTCAACAAGCATCTCGTGTAAAAGATTTTATGAATTATCAAATTATGGATCAGATGAAAGAGTATGAACCAGAATTTGATTCAATGTTATTTCACTTACCATTATCAGGTTCAACTTTTAAAAAAGTTTACTACGATGAAGTGGAAGGACGAGCGGTATCAAAGTTCGTTCCTGCAGATGATTTAATTGTTCCGTACACAGCTACCTCATTAGATGATGCGGAAGCAATTATTCATCGTGTAAAAATTTCTGAAAACGAATTACGAAAACAACAAGTCGCTGGTTTTTATAGAGACATTGAGATTGGAAAACCTGGTGACAAAGAATCTGATGTTGAGAAAAAAGAAAGAGAATTAGAAGGTGTTACTAAATCTGCAAACGAGGATGTATACACTTTACTAGAGTGTCATGTTAATTTAGACATTGAAGGTTTTGAAGATGTCAATCAACAGACTGGTGAGCCGTCAGGAATTAAACTTCCATACATTGTAACATTAGAAGAAGGATCAAGAGAAATATTATCTATCAAAAGAAACTATGAAGTAGGTGATCCTAAGAAAAACAAAATACAATATTTTGTACACTTTAAATTTTTACCAGGTCTAGGTTTCTATGGCTTTGGTTTAATTCACATGATTGGTGGATTATCAAGAACAGCAACTGCAGCTCTAAGACAATTATTAGATGCAGGAACTTTATCTAATTTACCTGCCGGATTCAAGATGCGTGGTATCAGAATTAGAGATGATGCACAATCAATTCAACCAGGTGAGTTTAGAGATGTAGATGCACCAGGTGGTAATCTAAGAGATTCTTTCATGATGCTTCCGTTCAAAGAACCATCACAGACTTTATTATCTTTGATGGGTGTTGTAGTTCAAGCAGGTCAAAGATTTGCATCAATCGCTGATATGCAAGTTGGAGAAGGTAATCAACAAGCAGCAGTTGGAACTACAGTTGCATTATTAGAACGTGGTTCAAGAGTCATGTC